TCAATGCACGCTCTTTGCGTTCTTCTCCCGCAGCGTCTTGTACAGCTCGTCCGCCGCCAGCGCTTCCTTGGTAAAGGAATTGTTCTCCCACCAGTTCACCAGCGCTGCCACTACGGTGATAAGACCCGTCACCAGCTGTTCCAGCTGAGCGTTGTCAATGGGCAGCGGGCTCTTGCCAAAAACGCTCAGCAGCTGGTTGGCCAGTGCCAGCACGAGACAGAGAGTGCGCACGATGGTGCCCGTCGAAATATTCTTCGTCATGGTCATTTTCCTCCATTTTGAAAAATTCTTAACTGTCCCGGATGGGCAGTTCCTTGATCTTGTTGTACAGTGCCGTCCCGGTGCCGTTGCCGCCCAGTTCATGGTAGCTTTCATAGATGTAGCCAACGTTCGTCAGCCCCTCCATATCCACCCATTCCTGTTTGAGGTAAAAATGGGAGCTCTGGTACAGTCGGTCATGCAGCAGCGCCTTGATGGCCTTCTTCATGTTCTTTTGCTCTTTTACAGTGTCCCAGACGGTCTTCCCCAGCCACCCCAGCACAGCGGCCAGCCCGCTGAATGCCAGTTCGCCCAGGTGCTCCAAAATAAATGTCTGCGTGTCTTTTCGCCTCCTCACATTTCCCAGCGCGTTTTTACCTTCCGCACGTCCACATGCACCCAGCCCTAGAGCCGCTGTACGGGTCACAGTGGCCGGGGATGTATTTCTTCTTTACCGTCACATATCTTATCTCCTCTTACAGGTACTTATTTGCGCCTGAGACGGCCCTCCATGTGGCAGGACCGCAGACGCCATCGACTTTGAGGCCGTAATGCTCCTGGGCAAGCATGACCGCCTTTGTGGTTCCAGGACCGAAGCTTCCATCAGATTTCAGCTTCAGCAATTTTTGAAGCATGATCGTGGCTGAACGGTTTGCCGCCCCAGTGCAACCTTGTTTGATGGTCGGCATGATGAAGGCACTGTAGCTGGTGCTGGGATAATCACCGGGGGTGGTACAAAGCCAGGTGGCCTTACCTCCCCGGGTGTCAGTGTGGACAAATGCACCCATGCTGTGCCAGTAGATGCCGATTCCGCCAAAGCCAACGCTCTGTGCGATGATACCGAGAGCGACCGGGTTGATGGAGCGATCCAGCGTCCGCCAGTCTGCGGCAATGCCGTAAAGGTGGCGGCTGCTTCTACTCCCCTTCACCTTTGGGTCGGCATTATGCTTTATGCAACGGTATCCAGAGGTGACTTTCAGCTTTTTCCCAAGTTTGTCCCGGATGACCTGAAGCTTTTTCGCAAGCTCTTGGTCAACCATCTGCGCCGTGCATCCGCAGGGACATTCAAACTCATACCGACAAAAATTTTTGGTTAGCGGGGTCTTGTCCCCGGCAGAAAATGTTACGATACTCAACTTTGACATCTCCTATCAGGCTTATGGAGTGCAAACAAAAGCAGACAGCCAAAATGACTGCCTGCGAACCGTTATTTATCCCGATAATGCGACCCGCACTGAACGATTACGAAAAACTAATCTCATTATGATTACCATGACCATGTCCCGTTTTTGTTAAAAAAATTCGCCGAATTATGTCTAATGTTTTTAGAAACCGACATGCTACCGTTGGTTGTTGTAGCTTTTAGTGTGCCCATCGTAAGACCGCCATTTATAGAACTTGCTCTTAACGTACAAGTTGTTTCAGTTGTTGATATGATTGTTATACCTGCACCAGGCATATTGTATAATTCCCATGTGACCCTCTGGTCAGTGGCATCACTTGGCGTAAATACAGCGGTAATCGTAACAGTCAGCTGCGTGATATCATCAGGTAGAACCAGGTCAATATCCGTCAATGGGATATAACTCGTGTAGACGAGCCGGGCCTTGCCACCTACGCCGACGTATGCTTTTTTGACTTTGCGGGCTTTGCCGCCTACCCCCACATACAGGGCTTTCACTTTGCGGGCCTTGCTGCTAATGCCCACGAGTAGATTCTTTCCCATTTTGATTTCTCCCAAAAAGAAAAAGAGCCTACGATTTCTCGTAGACTCTCATTCAAAATTTTTTCTTTATTTCAGGTCAAATCCATCGGTAATGCGGCTTCTCCTCGTGGAACAGCCTCCACCGCAGCGTGTCATCCACAAAGATGCAGAGAACGCTCAGCGCCACCCACAGCAGGCTGAACGGCAGGCAGATCTGTCCCAGCAGGTTGCAGGGCAGGCCCGAGTAGTCCCAGATTCCGAGGCCCAGATATAAATTCAGGATGATCCCCGCCACCAGTTCCACGGCTGTCACCAGGGCGCTGCCGCAGAGCGCCTGCTTCCAGATGGGCATTTTCCAGGGCAGGTAGTTGTTCAGGCCCCCGATGAGCACAAAGCACACACCGCCAACGACGGCCATAGTCCAGTGGGAATGTCCCCGCCACATGATTTCGATGCAATAATAAAGCCACCCTCCAATCAGAAAGAGAATGGCGCATTTAAGGCATTCTTTGAACTTATCAGTCATAGCGGGCCCCTTTACGCAGATACCGTAGTGGTCAGTTTTGCGACGATGGCCTCCACCTGCTCTTTTGCCTTCTGCAGGATGTCCGCCACCTCGGCTTTCAGGTCCTCCGGCAGCTCCACGCCATAGGAGATGCCCTTTAACACCTCAAGGCTCGCCTCCCGGCCGATCCACTGCCGCAAAGCGTTGTTGTAGGTGGTCTGCTGGGTGATGGCGCTCTGCTTTGCCGTGTACAGCGTCACGATGTCGGCGGCAGAGTACAGCTTGCACTGCTTTCCGTCTGCGTGGTAGGGGTAGGCCGTGGCCCCCAGCATCACCGCGTTGAACACGCCGTCGATGTTGGATTGGTCAGGCACTTCCAGCGAAAAATGCTCCTGCGTCCCGTCCCCGAACAGCACGTCGATGCCCGCCGTGATGGCCGCTTCGCAGGCGTCGGAGGCTTCCTCCAGCTTTTTCGCCCGCAGCGTTTCCATCTGCTCTTCCTCGGTGGGCGGGGTGGGCACTTCGCCGTACTCGTACACCGTGTAGATGCTGTTTTCAATGCTGATGCCCCAGTATTTCTCGCCCGGGGCCGCATTCTGGTTGTGCTCCTCCACCGTCTTGCTGATGGCGTCGTAGGTGGCAAAGTTCTCCCCCTCTTCCACCGGGGCAGTATAACCGGGTTGAATGATCTCCATATTCTATCCTCCTGCCAAGGGCAACAGGGCCCTCCATTTTGAAATTCGTAGAAACCCAAGCGGTCTGGTGCCGTTAGCGGACATGCCAAGGGCTCTCCTGTCAGGAGAGCTGTCGCCGTAGGCGACTGAGAGGTCCTACCGGAACAGCGTTCTTACTCATACACCAGCAGCACCTTGCCGCTCTCCAATGCACTCCCCGCTCCCGGGTCGCTGCTCTGGCTGGCGATCACGTACCCCTGCACATTGTTGGCTTTCCCGGCATTGGTTGCATAGTCCGCCGTGCCGTTTACGTTTCCGTGAAAATTGCCATCGCTGGGCGAGAAATAGCTCTTGAACACCCCGTTCAGCGCAATGCGCAAAAAGCAGTTCGCATCATCCAGCAGGTTCAGTACCAGGTTTCCCTGGTCAGACGCCGTGGTCTGGTAGTAAATTTCCGCCCCGTCCGTGGAGCCGGAAAAGCTGATCTTTTTCGATTTCACCACGTCCCCGATGGCCGGGAACGCAATGTCCCCGCTCACGGTGCCGCCAGTCTTGTCAAGCTTTTTGTCAAGTGCATCGCCCACCGCTTTTGCATCGGCGGACATGTTTTCCTGGCGCAGCGTGGGGTCGGTCACCAGCATCAGGCTGCCATCACTGCCCACGCTCATAGGCCCAAATGCCATTTTTAATCTCCTTTCCTCTTAAGCTTTCCCTTTCAAGGGGAGCTGGCGCAAAGCGCCTGAGAGGTCTTAACGGTATAGTGCTCTTACTCATACACAAACAAAAATTTGTTCGTCGTCAGGCTGCTGTTCGCGCCCGGGTCGCTGGTCTGCGCCCCAAAGGTAAAGCCGTTCACGCTGTTCGCCGTGCCGCCTGCACTCGAAGAACCCGCATAGTTGTGGGTATGGTTGCTGTTGGCTTTGCCGCCGAGCTTCATGTCCATCTCACTTTCCGTATAGTAGCGGTCATCGTGGTTGTGAGAACTGGGTGCAAACGTAGTCGGCTTGCCTGTCACAGAATCCCAGCTGTGGCTGTGAGATGCCGCTGCAAAATCGCCCACGTTCTTTGCAGCTGCCGTTCCAAGCGTCGGGAAATCGGTTATGTCGGCTTTTACATGCTTATGCCCTGCAGGGGTAAAGGTGCTGGGTTTGCTGGTGATCTCTCCCCAGCTATAGCTCGGTTTATTGGCTGCTTTTGCCCAGGCCGGGACATCACTGGCAGGAAGACTCGTCGGAAAGTCAGTGATATCCGCCTTGACGTGCTTGTGAGCGCTCGGTGCAAAGGTGGAGGGCTTTCCCGTCACATCACCCCATGCATGGCTATGCGTAGCCGGAGTAAACGTACTGGGCTTCCCTGTGATTTTTCCCCATGCTACAGAACCAGCGCTATCAGCGTATCCGGCTGTTGCAGGTTTCTTAACAATCGCATCCCAATCAGTCCAACCGGCGTTAATATCTGAGCCATTGTGCATTCTATACCAGACATGGTTGCCTTTCGTAGTTTGATGTGGCCAGTAAATTTGTAAGATTCGTTTTTCACCAACGTTATTTTCACTATCAAGCACTTGTAAAATACCAAATGAATATTCTGGGTTTGGAGCATGACAAGCATCATTCATAGTGCAATTTTGAATCTTATAGACGCCATAAGTGGTAATAGTATTCCAATCTATCGCACCGGATTTTGTGCCATTAAGATGAATGTGGCCTGTGTTGGATTTTCCATCTAACTTAGCGTTTATCTCGCTCTCGGTGTAATAACGGTCATCATGCGTGTGCCCGCTGGGCGTAAAAGTAGAGGGTTTTCCCGTGATCTCACTCCATCCGTAGCTGGGTTTGCTTGCTGCTTTTGCCCAAGCCGAGACATCACTTGCCGGCATACTGGCGGGAAAATCGCTGATATCGGCTTTCACGTGCTTATGTGCACTGGGCGGAAATGTACTGGGCTTGCCTGTGATCTCCCCCCAGGCGTGGGTGTGCCCGCTGGCGGAAGTCCCTTTCAGCTTCTGGTCGATCTCCTCTTCGGTGTAGTAGCGGTCATCATGCGTATGAGAGGCGGGAGGATAAGAACTCGGTTTTTCGGTAATTTCACCCCATGTATAACTCGGCTTTGTGTCAGCTTTCGCCCATGCCGAAACATCACTTGCCGGCATACTGGCGGGAAAATCGCTGATATCGGCTTTCACATGTTTGTGGGCACTGGGGGCAAATGTGCTCGGCTTATTGGTGATATCCGCCCACAGGTGCTTATGCCCCGTGGCGCTCTTCCCCGCCAGCTTAGTGTCCAGCTCGCTCTCTGTGTAATACCGGTCATCATGGGTGTGCCCGCTGGGCGGGTAACTGGTGGGTTTCCCTGTGATGCTGGTCCAGTCGTGGGTATCCTGCCCGGGGATGCCAAGGCCCGTGATGTCCGCTTTGGTCACCCCAACCGCTTTTGTCACATGGCCCAGGGCGTCCACGGTCACTTTGTACAGTCCCTCGGCATAGGCCGTATGCCCGGGGTGGATGTAGAGGTTCGCTTTCTCCGCAATGCCGTTCAGCTTTGCCAGCAGGGCGTCGGTAAAGTCGTTGTGGGAGAGGCCTTTCCCCGCTTCTTTCTGCACATAGCCGGAGAGGTCCACCGTGGTGTCGTCCAGCAGCTCCATTTTGAAATTTCCGGCATCGTCTGCGATCTTCGCATAGATGTCATAGTGTTTCGTCACGGAGTTCATCACGAGGTACATTACGTCCTCTTTGGCGTCCGCCGCTGCAGGTACACTGCTCACTTTCTGGAAGCTGGTGTGCTTGCTCCCCGCCACGGCCGTCTTGACGGTGTTCTCCACTTCCGTTTTGGTCTGGTAGGTCTTGTCGTTGGTCAGCTGGGAAACTTTCGTCGGTACGCTGACATTCACGTTCTTTTCCGCGTCTACCGTCAGGGCCGTTCCGTTGACCTTTACGCCCTCCAGTACGTTCGTCTGGTAGTTTTCGTCGTTGGTCAGCTCGCTCACAGCCGTGGGCATGTGGACATTCACGGTCTTGCCCGTGATGCCTTGCGTCACGCCGTTCACCTGAATGCGCTCGATCACGTTCTCCTGGTAGGAGGCATCGTTTTCCAGCTGATTCACCCGTGTCGGCACCGGGATGTTCACGGTCTTGTTTTCCCCGACGCTCAGCGGGTCGCCGTTCACGAGAATCCGCTCAATGAGGTTCGCCTGGGCGCCCACTGCTTCCAGTGTCCGTACCCGCTCGGAGACTTCCCCCATCTTCGCGATAAACTTCTCGCCAAACCCCTGCAGCTGGCTGAGCTTCGCCAAAATCATTTCACTCGCCATGGAATAATGCCTCCATCATCTCCGTAAACTCGGCATCCGTGGCCGCTCTCGTCGAGATGGTGCCCGCGCTGTTCACGTCCACACCGTCGCCGATCATCACCAGGCCCAGCTCCGTCCGCGTAGCCGGCTTGTTCACCGGGTCTTCTTTCTTGATGAGAGCCAGGATCACGTCAATGTTCTCCTCAGGCGGGCGCACGGCATAAAACCGCACGTAGCCGTCAAAGGTCTGCACCACGCTGGCAAGGCCCGCAGGCGCTGCCGCCTCAAAGTGCTCGAGGTCGGTGGTGGCCAGCGGCGTCAGGGTCGAAAGACATCCCGGCACCTCGATGTCGCAGTAATACTGGTTTGGGCCGATGGCCGTTCCCAGCCGCTTCCATTCTGTCGTGGGGAGTGTCAGATTAAAACTCAGCGTACCAACGCCGAACAATGTCAGCACCAGCTCGATATCGTCCGTCGGGATGTTCCGGGCAAACAGCCGCAGTGCCCCTGTCCGGGTCTCCACTGCCGTTGCCACTCCTGCAACCGTTGCCACGGCATAGCTTTCCAGTGCCGTTGCGCAAAAGGGCGAGTAGCGGTCGGTCAGGTCCTGCACCGGAATGTCGCAGTAGTAGCCGTAGACGCCCTTTGCCGGGGTCAGGGTCTTCCAGCTCGCTTTCGGTGCCACGAGGTTGTAAGTCTTGTAGTAGCCGCCGCTGTATTCGCTCTTGGCCGTGGCAATGGCGTCTTTCGCATTCTCAGAGTATCGCTTGGCCGAGTTCTCGCTGTCCTTGGCATGGCTGGCACTGGCGGCACTCGCTGCCGCGCTGGCCGCACTGGCCTTTGCACTATTGGCACTGTCCCCTGCACTGGAAGCACTTGCCTTTGCACTGGAGGCCGAGGCGTCCGCGCTGGCTTTGGAGTTCTGGGCGCTCTTCTCGCTGGCATCTGCACTGGCGGAAGCTTGGTCCTTCAACTCTTTCATCTGGTCGAAATAGCGTTTGACAGTGGCCATCTGCTCGTTCATCCAGTTGTAGACCCACTCGCCCATCTGCGCGATCCACTCGCGCACTTCCCGCCCGTACAGCGCCTGCCGCACGCCCTTTGCGATGTCTTGAATATTAAATGCCATTTTGAAATCCTCACATATTCAGGTATCCCATCATGCCGCCCACCATCACGGCAGTGCCCGCCAGCTGGGTCTTCACCTTGTTCTGCTGGTCGGTCAGCTTCTTGGGCGGGTTTCCAAAGGTAAACTGGGTGCTGGCCGGGCTGGCAGGGTCGAGGTCGATCTTCGTGCACACGTACCAGCCGTCCACCTCGTGGGGCCCGGAGAGGACTTTTGTCTTCTTCATATACCCCAGTCGGTCTGTTAGTTCGCCACTATCTACCCGGTCAAAGGCGGTCAGCGTGATGGAAACTTCGGCCCACTGCTCGTGGGTGTCCAACTCTTCCTGGGCCAGCTTGTCAAGAGATTCTTTTGTCGAGTTCCCGTCTACCAGAAGGTAACGGCAGATCGAGCCGTATTTGTTGCTGGATTCGTAGTTCAGCGCACTGCCAAGCACCTTGCTGGTCTTGGTCTTCTTAAAGATCCACCAACCCTTGGTCGTGGTGTTGGTGCCCCAAGCAATCACATAGTTGCAGAAATCGCTGGGCAGCTTTTCCTCCACTTCCAGGTCGAGCAGATTCTTGCCGTATTCTACAGTCTGTTTGGTCGTCGTTGTGATGTCCAGCTCATAGCAGAGCGTAATGTCAAAGTACCCGTTGTCTTTTCGGACATACTTCACATACATATACCCGTCGTATTCGTCCAGAAAGTATTTCTGCCAGAACGACCATGCCGTGCCCACCTGCTGGCCCTCGTCAGAGAGGTCTTTTTTCACACCCCGCTGTACCGTCGGGGCTTCCGCGCCCATGCCTGCCAGCTCCCCGTTCGCGTTCGCGTCGTGGAAGATTTTAAACCACAGGCTTGGTGTTCCCTCGCCCTGTTCAAAGTCGTCCCAGTGGGAGCCGTCCGTCTCGCAGGTCAGCACATACTCCTGCGGTTCCAGCAGCATATCATTCTCGTCATAAACGCCCAGACATTCCGTAAAGAAGAGATAAAGTCCCCGGTCAAACGTCAGGTTCTTGTTCGTCAGGTAGCCCATAAAGAGGATGCCGTCATCCTGCTCGACCATGCAGCACACCTGCCGCTCCACAAAGTCGTCTTTTTTCAGGCCATATTTGACGTGCCAGAGCATGTAGGGCACGGTGCATTCATAGCTCCCAATCTGGTTTTTTGTCAGCTGTAAGCTCTGGTCTTTCGCCCAAGGCTTGTCCTCGGCTCCCTCAATAGAGTCTCCCTGAGAGTCGTAAATACAGTAGTTCTGTCCCCAATACATCCCGTGGAGGTCTGACTTGATCTCGCCTATCGTGACACGGTAACCCATATGTCCTCCTACGAAAGGCCGCAGGGCCCTCCATTTTGAAATAAATAGAAACCCAAGCGGTCTGATGCCGTTGCCCGGCCTGCCAAGGGCTCTCCTAGCAGGAGAGCTGGCGAGCGAAGCGAGACTGAGAGGTTTATTCCTTACAAATACCCCGGCTCATACGTCCCACGCACATGGGCTTCGTCTCCTGCTTCTTTGGTCAGCTGCAAATAATAAATATTCAGCATTCCACCATTGGTGGAAGCGGCGGGTTTGAGTAATATCTTCGCCTGCCACTGGAACAGCCCCAATTTAAACAGCGATCCCTGGCTGATGACTTCCCCGTTCTCGTTGTTGTACCGCAGTACATAGCGCGCACCCGCGCCGGAGCCTTTCAGGGTCAGCAGGGCGGGCTTGTCCGTGGGCGGCAGGCGCACCACGGCGCTGGGGCTGTCTGCCGTCAATATGATATCCCCGAGCTTTTGCGGCGCGAGGTCTGTTTCAAAGTTAAAGTCATCCCACAGCCAGTCCTCTTCCAAAGGTTTCACCAGATACTTGAACGGATACAGCCGATAGTTCAGCGTAAACTTCGTGTTCTGGCCCGTCTGGGTCGGCTGGTTGCCCATCCACACTTTTCCCTTATAATAAAAGGTAGGCTCGTCGTCCAGGATGATCTTTGCGCTCGTCTGGCATTGGAGTGCCAGCTTCTGCTTGATGTCCCGGTACGCAGTCCATACCCGGTTGAAGTCCAGGTCGGAGTAGAACTCCCAGGTCCCCTCCCGCTCGTAGAATACCGGGTATCCGGTAATGGAGTGGGAGAGGTCTGCCTGCCCGTTCATTCCCGGCACGTCCAATGAGATGACTTTTTCGGTCGGAGGCTGCACCACGCACTTTTTCGCCGGGATCAGATGAAAATCCCGTGCGGAGTGATATTCCCCGATCTGGATGTCGTGTCCCGTCAAAAGTGACATGATGTGTTCCTCCTTTCGTGCCTGCCCTCTGTCGCAGGGCCCGGCATCTAAAACTTTGTAAGTGCCTGAGCGGTCTTGTGCCGTGTACGGACTTGCCAAGGGCTCCCCTAACAGGGGAGCTGTCAGCGAAGCTGACTGAGAGGTCCTACCGGAACAGCGCTCTATTGTGGGTAATCCTCGGGCGGAACCAGATCATACGAGATGGTCACGGTCATCCGCCCGCTGTCGTCGGTGTCAAACTTGCTTACCCAGCATCTGCCGCGGTAAGTCTTTTCGTCCGGCATGGTCACCTGTACCCGCCGTCCCTGTAACATGCTCATGAGCTTGCGCATCTCGCCCGAGAACGTCCAGGCCCGCACATACCAGCCCGGGTAGTTCTCCAGCGCTTTCTGGCTGTATTCCAGATGATAGATGCCCTGCCCGTATTCGGTGGCAATGGCCTCTCCCCCTACACAGCCGCTTGCCGCGCACTGGTCCCATGGGGAGCGGTTCTTGCCGTCGTGCGTAAAATAGAAGTCCCAGCTTCCCGTACTGTTCGAGTAGGTGTGGGCTTCCGCGTATAAGGTGTTTTCCAGCTGCCCGTGGTAGGAGGGAACGTCATCAAACTGGGTCGCCTCCTCAAAAGGGGCAATGGTCAGAGGCCCTGCCGGGATGAGTCCCAGCTCCGTCGTCCAGAGCACACTCCCCGGGATGATGTTTCCCCGCAGGTCCACGCCCTGGAAACTCAGCTCGTGTCGGCCGATCTCGGTCTCGCCCAAATGGGTGAATCCGTTGACGATCATAGCGTCATCTCCTGTTCCTGCTGGCGATCTTCCCCAGCCCCTCGTCCACGTCGTTGATGATGCCTCCCACAAACTTCTTGCCGTTGATGCTCAGCTTCATCCGGCTCACGGCCTCCGCCACGCTGTCAATACGCCCGCCCAGCGTCCCGATGGCTTCCACGATGTCCTTGTTGGACATTTCTTCGGTCTTTGGTTCGTCTTTCTGCCAGAGCGCCGCTTTCCGGGCTTCGTCGCGGCGGGAAACGATGTCTGCCAGCTGGGCACTGCGGTCCAGTTCAAAGCCTACCCGCCGTACCCCGTCCGAGAGGTTCTCGTCCAGCCATGCTGCGCCCGCCTGCACGTTGGAGAGGTCTACCAGCGGCTGGATGGTGGGCTGGTATTCCATGGCTTCGTCGGTGGCTGCAAGCAAACGCTTGGAACAGTCCATGGCCACGCCCAGCGCCCCTTTCGAAACGTCTTCCAGCGTCCGGTTCACGCCCTGTGCGTTGCTGCTGATGCCATTTTGAAGTCCCAGCATCATGTACTGGCCGATCTCGGCAAACACTGTCGAGGGCGAGTGGATGCCAAACAGCGATTTGAAGCCGTTGATGATCCCCTTGCCGATGCTCTTGATGCCGTTCCATAAGCCGCCTGCCACGGTCTTCACACCCTTCCACAGGCCGCCCAGGATGTTCTTGCCCACGCCCACAGCACCGGAGATAAGCCCCTTGGCTCCGCTCCACAACTTGGAGAACTTGTCCTTCATCCAGCTGCCGAAGTTCGAGAACCACTGTTTCACCTTGCTCCAGTTGGCGATCACCAGTCCACCGCCTGCGATCAGTGCTGCCACTGCAATGCCGATCGGGCCGGTGCTACTCAGTGCAGTTGCAATGCCCGCAAGGGGCCCGCCGGTGGCCGTCAGCGCCGCAAACTTTGCTCCCACAAGGCCTACGGCTTTTCCAAGTCCGACTTTGGCGGCCGTACCAGCTTTCCCGAGGAACCCGAGGATCTTGGCAAGGAATCCGCCGCCTTTGGCTACCTGTGCCGTCTGGGCAACCGCGTTTGTCACAGCCGCTGCCGTTTCGCCCGTGCTCTGGGCGATCTGCGCCGTTTGCGCAGCCACCTGTGCGGCCTGTGTCACGGCAGAAGCCACGCCCTTGGAGCCAAACAGTTTTCCCAGCAGCTTCGTGATGAATCCGCCAGTGGAAAGTCCCGTCATCGCTTTCGCGAAAACGCCTGCCAGCCCCTGCAGCACAGCCTTGCCAAACTCAGTGTTCATGAAGCTCAGCACTGTGTTCAAGCCGGAGACGATGGCCGTGGCGTAGTCTCCACTCATGGCCGCCACAATGGTCTGCATAAAGCTGGATGCCGTCTCCGCCGCGCCCTCGCTCATAGCAAGGTTCAGGGTGGCGGTCAGCTTCTTCGCCGTCTCGGGGAAGTTCTGCTGCACCCGGCTCCATACTTTGTTGAAACCGTTTTGAATGGGCTTCCAGTTCTTGGAGATGGTGTACCCCAGCTGCATCATGGCCTTCTTGCCATTGTCGGTCATGTCAAAGGCGTCGGCCAGGTTTTCCGCAAAGCCCACAAAGTTGTACTGTTCGCTCTGTAAAGCCGAGAGCGCATCCAGCGCATCGTCGCTGTTCTGTTCGCCCTTGGCCACGTAGTAGTCGTATGTCTTCTGGTATTCGGTCAGCTGCTTGAGGGACGAGCTCATGTTGGTCATGGCGGTTCCAACGCCGATGAGGGAGCTCATGGTCCCCTGCAGCGCGGCTTGCCGTGCCTGTTTCGAGCCTTCGCCGTATTTCTCCACGGCGCTTGTGTAGGCGTCTTCCCGGCCCGAGAGGTCGCCGTCAGCGTAGATCTTCGCCAGCATCTGCTGCCGGTTCTGCACGATCTTGGCTTCTCTCTGATATCGGGCAATCTGGTTGTCAAATTGCTCCAGCTGGGCCTTTTCCAGCTCGTTGATGAGGTCCTGCTGGTCCTTCTGCTCTTCCAGATACTTGCGGTAAGCCTCCTGCGTCTTCTGGCTCTGCTCGCCAAATTCCGCTTTCAGCTGGGTGTACTCCTCCTCCGCTGCCGTCACTACTTTTGCCTGTGAAGCGATCTTTTTATTGATCTGCTCCATTTTCTTGTTCGCCGCTTCGGTCACCGAGGCAGTGTCTTCGTAGAGGGAGGCCCACAGGTTGTATTCGTCTTCGGCGGTCTTGGAGTCGTTTTCATACCGCTTCAGCACATCTTCCCAGATGTCGTCGTAGCGGCTGGCTTTCAGTTTTTCCAAGGACGCCTGCTCGTCCAGCAAGGTGGCGTAAGCGTCTTTGGTCTTGTCGTTGTCCTTTCCGGCTTTGGCCAAGAGCTTATCGTACTGCTCCTGTGCAATGGCCACCCGGTCAGTCTGCAGTTCAATGCTCTTCGCCACCGTTTCGGTGCGCTTGGCAATGAGCTCCTCGTTCGTTACGGCATCCTCGTCGGTTAGGTTCCACAGGGCCGTCTCTTTCGTCAGGGCGTCCTGCAAATACTTGTTGGCCTTCAGCTTTTTGGTGTACTCCTCGGCCAGGGTCTCTGCCGCAGTCTTCCCCTTGGAAGAAGATCCGGATTTCTTCTTGGTTTTTCCGCCGGCAGCGTTTGCGGCTTCATTCACGGTATCCGAAGCTTTCTGGTACCAGTCGTCAATGGTGCCATGCAGCAGATTTGTCAGACCATTTCCACCACCCAATGCATTCTTGATGGGGGTACTGACTCCGTTCCAGAGCTGGATCAGTCCATTTTGAACTCCATCCATGACTCCCTGTGCAGCACTCTTGCCTGCATAAGAACCAGCGGCATACAGCGGATTTTCCATGTCATAGAGCTTTTGCTGCATGGCTCCGCCCATGGTGCCAAGGGCATCGGTGGTCAGCGCGGTTCCCTCAATGATGCCCTCTGCCGCACCCAGTGGGATAAACAGAGATTTTGTCTTCATGTAGAGGGAGGGTGAATGGATCTGCATGTCATTGCAGAACTGTGTATCAATGGCACTGGCCAGAGCAGTCGTTGCCGCACGCACTGCTGCAAGTCCTGTTTCGTCAGCCAGACCCTCCGCAAGACCGAGGGCTGCATAGAGGCCCTTTTCATGCATGAGCTTGCTGGGCGAATGCTCGTCCAGCGTATCGGCTGTTGTATCAAGGATCGCGTTGGCGTTCTGTTCCGCTGCATCTTTTACGGCCTGCGTTGCCTCGGCATCCTGCTGGCCGTTCGCCATCCCCTCGGTAGCATTCTTTCCGGCGTCGGTAAATGCCTGATAAATGCCAGACATAAAACTGTCGCCGTTCTTCAGTTCGTCCAGGATGTCATCAAACCAGTTCAACGGGCTGTTCGGGCTTTTTTCCAGAGCTTCTCTCGCCCCGGCAAAAGGGTCTTCTCCCCGGCTGAACGGGTTCAGCATGTTCAGCAGCTGCTTGCTCTTATCTGCCATCCAGGTGCTGAATTTTCCCCACAGGTCTTCCAGTGCAGGCTGCATCATTTCCCACAGGTTTGCCAGAATGGTCACGATCGCTACGATCGCAGCCGTTCCAAGCGCGGCCAGCGCCAGTGCAATCGGTTCTGCACAGGCCACAATGGTGTTGCAGATGAGGGTGATGGTCGTGATCAGCGCTTCCTGAATGTCTGGTGCTGCGTTGATGATGGCCTGGCAGATAGGCCCTGCAAACATGGAGAGCACGCCAAGAACAGCCATAGCTCCCACCAGCTTCAATGCACCGGAAGCAAAGTCTCCAAATGCCTTACCAAGAGCGGTCATGGCTACGGTCAGGCTCGGGAAGATAGAAGCAAGTCCGCCTCCTACCAGCATCACAGTGAACAGGCTGCCCAGCGCCGCTGCTGCCGTTCCAAGTGCCTGCCAGGGCACTACCGCAAACAGAACACTGGCAGCGGCCAGTTTCAGCATTCCGCCTGCCACGGCATTCATGGCCCATGCCGCATCCGTCGCGCTCTTCTTGAACATGGAGAGGCTAAATACTGCCACTACCATCTCGCTCAAAGCTACTGCACACTTTTTCAGGCCGTTCCATGCATTGTCGCCAAATGCAGCATATACAGCAATCGCTCCGCTCAGCACCAGCATGGCACCGGAGATCGTGTACATGGCAGTTGCTGCCATTGCTACTTTTCCTGTACCCAGGGCACTCAGCAGGCCCAGCGTTCCGCCCGTTTCCAATAGTAAGGTCAGCAAAATTCCGAGGCCATCCTGCACTTTCTCCATCGGGATCAATGTCAGCAGCCCAAAGGCTCCTGCCAATACCGCAATGCTGGATGCCATCACCATCATGGCAGCGGAAGCTTTCAGGCTGGCTTTTCCATACCGTGCCAGCACCGTCATTCCGCCGATCAGTCCTGCCATGGCGGCTACTGCATCGTAAAAACCATCGGGATTTGCAAATTTCACGCTTGCCAGCACAGAAAATGCTCCGGCCAGCAGCAATACAGAGGTTGCCAGCCCGGCAAATCCCGCTCCATTTTGAAGATCAATACTTCCAAATTTCTTGGTCAGTGCGGCCATTCCGGCCATAGCGCCCATGAGAGCAATGATGGCTGTAGTTGCAACGGTTACGTTCTTCCAGTCGTCCAGCTTCGCCAGTCCTTTTACAGCACCTGCAATGATCCGCAGCGCCGCGCCATAGGCCGCCAGTGCGGTTGCTGCTGAAAGGAGCGTACGGGGGCCCAGGGCTTTTTCGCTCACGATCACGGCCTGGATGGCTTTGCTGAAGCCCCACATCGCCGTCAGGATGGTCGAGATCACCATGGTCATTCCAGCCACAGAGTCTGCAATGTCCCCCTGCTGGAAAACTTCTATCAGTTGGGTCACACCCGTCAGCACCTGATGGGCTGCTACTGCAAATCCGGTCAGGGCTGCAGCCACACCCCAGAGAGTCGCTGCATTCAGCATGCTGGATTTGATGCTGCTGAGGCCGTCACCCAATTTCTTGACAGCGGGCTGCAACACCTTTGCCGCACCGGCCAGTACGATCACGGCCATCAGGGCAATGTCCGCTACATCGTAGAGCTTGTCGCTGTCGATCCGGCTCATCAGGAACATTGCTCCCGCAAACATCAGCAGTGCAGTGCCCATGCCGGTCAGGGTCTTGGTCGCCTGGTTCTTCTGCCAGGTCTTGATGGCCCCGGTCAGCGCCTTGAAGGAGCCGGAAACCGAGTCCAGCATCCCCGTCAGCGGGGTCTGAAGCATCTTCTTCAGGCTCACCAGCGCTTTTCCCATCTGGTTGATGGCTACGGCCAGCAGTCCAACGTCCAGCAGGCTCAGGAAACGGTAGATGTCCGTCCCGCTGATGGCGTCAAAGCCCTCTTTCAGCGCCGTAAAGAACGCGCTTACCGGGACAAAAGCGTCTCCGGCTTTCGTGGTGATACGGTCCATACTGGAAGAAAAGCCCGTCGCAAACGCCCGGATGTTCTCGTCCAGCCGTCTCGGCATCTCCCCGATCATGGCCCCAAGCTCTTCCAGCGTCGGCAGCTGTCGGCCCAGGATGTTCGTGGCCAGTTCGCCCACGCTGCCCAGGCGCGAGATAAGGCCGCTAATGGCCATGCCAAGCGCTCCGAGCACCGTCACACTGCCACCTGCCACCCCCTGCACCAGCGCTGAGAGTTTCCCGAAAGCGTTCTTCCCAATGGGATACAGCCCGCCCAGCAGCCCCTCAGCCTGTTCGCCTTTCGCCAGCAGTTCGTCGATGGCTTTGCCCAGACTGGTATTCCGCAAAGCATCCGCCAACCCGTCCAAAGGCTTCAGCAGCTGCTTGGCTGCGTCTTTCAGACCATTAAATTTGTCGGTCAGGCTCCCGCTTCCGGTCAGCACTTCGTATACTCGGGTCAGAAAAGTCCCCATCCCCGCGCTGATGCTCAGCAGCACGTCCCCCACCGGAACCGCTGCATTCGCCAACAGTCCAAAGGCTTTCACACCAATGCGGCCCAGCGTCTTCAAGAGGGTCGTCCCCACTTTCACCACGCTGAACACGCCCTGGAACGTCATTTTGATTTGTTCCGCCGTCTCATCGCTGATGATGAGCTTTTTCGTCAGCTCGTCCATCCGCTCGGCCAGCGTATAGATGTGGTCGCCGCTTTTCGGCGGGAAGATCTCGTCAAACGCCCCTTTGATGGACCCCATGATCTTAGCAATGGCGTCCCACACGTTCCACAGGCTCTGCATCAGGTGCTGTCTGCCGGAAACCTGGCTCATGGCTTTCGCATACTGGTCCAGGTTCAGGCTGCCGTTTCGGATCTCGTCGTTCACCTTACACAGGGCGTCGTAATCCTGCTGCATGGCGTCCCGGTCCAGGTTCCGCTTGTCCAGTTCCTTGTCGCTCAGGGCCAGCCGCTCTTTCAGGGAGGCAATGGTGCCGTCCAGGCTCTGCTGCAAAAGGTTCGCGTCCACGCCGCCCTGCTCCATGGCCTTGGCAAAGCTTCCGGCGCTCTGGATGGCTTCTTCCGTCACGGCGCCGTTCGCCAGCGCCACTTTCTGCAAAACAGCGTCGTATACACCCGCCTGGTCACCCATACGGTCGTTCAGCTGCTGCCAGCCGGTGTCCATTCCCTCTTTCATCCGTTCGTTCAAAGCGTCAATACTGGGCACAAACACGTCGTATAAGCGGTTCGCCAGTTCCGTCCAGGTCTCGGTAGCCTCTTCCTTGTTGCCAAAAATGGTCTCGAACAGGCTCATCCACTTGGAGCTCACAGCATCCTTCGTGGAGTCAATGGCCTGGGCAAAGCTCGTTGCCTGCTGGGCTGCCAGGGCCGCACGCTCCGCCAGTTCCCCATATTGGCCGGAAAGCTGTTCCAATGCCTCTGAGCTGGTCATACCCTTGTTTTTCTGGGTCAGCTGGTAGGCCGCTTCCATCATGGAGGAGTATTTGGCAAAGGTCTTCTCCATCACCTGGGTGTCGGCCCACTTGTCGGAAAGGCTCGATTCAAAGCTGGCAATGGTCACATCGCCTTCTTTGATCTTGCCAAGCTCCACTGCCGTGTCGATCAGCTCCTGCTTCAGAGCTTTCGTGGCGGTACCCATCAGGTTCAGGCTCTTCCAGTCCTGCAATTGCAGATGGCCTGCGCTATAGCTCTGGGTCAGGTTGCGGATGGTGCTCTGGAAAGCAAATCCCGTCTTACCCGCATCTGCGGTGGCATTGGCGATGCCCATAATCATGGGGATCATCTTGTCAATGTTGCCGCCCGCCGCCGTCATCTGGCTCAAAGCGCTGGTCATCTCGTTGAAACTGTAGCTCGTCTCATCCGAGTACCACATCAGCTTGTTCAGGTAGCCGTTCACCTGGTCGATGCTCTTGCCGGTGGCGTTCATGATGGTCTGTACGTTGGAGGTCTTCTCCGTGTACTTGTCCCATCCGCTGGCGATCTGGTCTACCGAGAGGCTTTTTACTAGTTTCTCGCCTGCGTTCACGGCCTTGTTGGTAATATTCACCAGTGCCGTGGCGGCTATGATGTCCAGCGCCGAAAACTTGCTCTGCAAGTCGTCCAACGAGCGGGACATGGTATCAAAGTCTACTTTTTCCGCAGCGGCGTCCAGCTTTTCAAAGCCCTTTTCGGCCCCTTTGAACTGGAGCTTTTCCATCAACTTGTCGATCAGGCCAATGGTCTTCTTTGTGTTTCTCTCAAAGTCCGCATTGTTGAATTGCATTTCAACAATGCGCTGGTCTACTTCCCGGCTCATTCGGTCCTCACCTCACCCCAGGCCCGCTGTGCAATTCGTTCAAATATCGGCCGCATGGCCGGGTTGATGTAATCCACACCCTCTACATACCCGCCGTTCCGGGTACCGTGGCCATATTGCAGGATCACTGCAATGGGCACGCCGTCCACAATGTTGGAGTTGGACCACGTAATGGCGATCCGTCCGTCGCTCTTGTGCACGGCATAGCTCCAGCTGGCAGCGGTCTTACCTGTATCTTTCGGCGTGGCCCGTGCCAGTGCCTCCACGCCCTCTTTCCCGTACTGGTCCAAAAGATCGTCCAGCTGTAAGTTCGAGCATCGCTTCAAAAATTTTCGTGTCTTCTTAAAGTTGCCTTTCTGCTTGAATACGATGATCTTCGGCATTTTGAAAAATTATCCCCTCGTATGCAGTTTTGCCTTTCGCTGGGCGTTCAGAGCCCGCTGCTGGGCCATTGCCTCGCCACGGCTCATCTTCTTGGGCGGTGTCTGGGCTTCGCTGCACACCCGCAGCAGCGTTAAAAGTCGGTTCAAGTGCCATTTTTCGCACTCTTTCGAGATGCCCAGCTGGAACATCTGGCAATACAAAACCTCGGCCGTCGTCACCGTTCCGCTTCTTCGCGGCGGTGCTTTCTGCCGAGGTCTTTTTGCCGGGTCTCTTGGCTCGTTCGGTTTTGGCTCCCCATGAAACCAGGTCGCGGTCATGGGGTCGTCCATATATGTGTTAATGGCATTCAGCTGTTCTCTCGTCAAAAACTGGTACACATTCGGGTCAACGCCCTTGTCCAGTGTCATGCAGCGCAAATAATCCAGCTGCTGTTCGCGGCTCATGCTGCCGCCGGACGAGAAAAACGGGATATGCCACTTGCTTTCCCATTTAGCCAGGGAGAGCAGAGAGTGCTCCAGCCGCAGGGTGGTTTCCTTTACGTAGAAGAACTCTTCCTTGTTCGGGTCCCACACCTGCCTGCCCGGAATCTTCAGTTTTAGCATCTCTGTCCTCCCTGGTTTACTCAAATGAGGCCTGCCCTTGATGTCAGGGCCCGGCATCTTGCGTAGTATCAAAACTTACGCGTCTTACAGGAACTTACCCGTCCTGCCAAGGGCTCCCCTGCTAGGGGAGCTGGCGCGTCAGCGCCTGAGAGGTTGTTACCCTCCCGATGCTTGCACGTTAGAGCAATTACTGCTCCACAACAGGAGCCGTGTTGTCGATCAGGCTCAGGCCCGGCTGTGCGGACTGGGCAGCAGCGGCCTTCTTCTCCAGATCCTGGGGGATCACGTTATTGAAGAACTCTGTAGCGGCCTCAGTGTTGGTCAGCATTTCCATATACAGGTCGCTGTAGGCCTGCGTGGCCAGGAAATCCTCCAGCACCGCCTGGTTCTTGATGAACTTCCGGCCGTCCGGGCTCAGCACACCGTAGCTCTTGCAGATCATTTTCTTAAAGAGCTCGGCCATCTCGGTCTGGTTCTGGGCGTTCACGATCCGCTCGATCATTTCCTTAAAGCCGCCCTCGGTGGAAAGCTGCATCTCCATCAGCTCGGCTGCCGTCAGGTTGAAGTAATAGTCCTCCACACGCTTGGTGCCGCCAAAGTCGATGGTCTCCATCGTTTTCTTGTACATAGTTTCTTCTCCTTTTTCGATAAGAGGTTTACTCAGCTGCCTCGCTGGTAGTGATCAGCTGGATCAGCTCGTCCGGGGTAGGCAGGGTGGCGCCGGCGGTCTCGGTGCCCCAGAGCTTGTCCTCGATGGCCTTCACGGTCTTCTCTTTCAGCTTGGAGCAGTCGATCTCCATGTGGCAGCTGGGGCGGTAGCCAGTCACGTTCACGGGGGATGCACTGCACTCCCAGCTAAAGGTGATGGCGTCCGGGCTGTCGTTGATGGTCGCATAGCTCTTCTCGGAGGGAGAAGCCGTGCTGTTCCAGGCCACGTGGATCTTCTGGCCCACCTCGTCGGAAACGTCGTTGCCCTTGGTGGTCACCCAGCTGAAGCCGAATGCCTTGCGCTTCTGCTGGCCGATGGTCACGCCGGCTGCCACGTGGGCAGAGCCGTCGCAGGGCTCCCACTCCTCGGGGTAGGTGTAAGCCTCAATGGTGTAGGCGTACTCCTCGGCAGAGCGCAGGCTTGCATACTTGATGTCGTCGGCGTAGAGCTTGGTCTCCTCCGCGCCGGAGGGGCTCTCGGTCACAGCGGTCAGGCCATTCCAGGCCACGCCATTGTCGTAGCTGCCCTCGTTGTTCATGGGGTAGAGCACGCCCATCTTGGTGCCCATTTCGTAGATCTTCTCGCCTACGGCATCCCAAATCAGTCTTGCCATGGTATTCCTCCTTATTGGTAAATGGTAAAAGTGGTGTGGTATAAATTGTCCGAAACAAAAGAGCGGTCGTAGGCGCATTTCGGCAATACGCTTACGGCCGCTTTCAGTTTCGAGTCCGGGTCGGAGTCGATCACGGTCACCGTGTAAAACAGGTGCTGTGCATAAACTCCGTTGTTTGCGTGGCGGTTCTGCCTCCGGCTCTCGCTGTACACGATACAGGGGTATTTCAGCTTGTAACCGGCAGGCGGCTGGAAATAGAGGTTCTCTTTCCCGGTCGCCTCCTGCAGCACTTCACGCAGTTTCGTGTCAAGGTTCCGGCGTGTTTCCATTCCAGAGCCCTCCCAACGTCAACACCAGTCGGGGCAGCTGCACCTTCACAGCGCTCACTTTCCACCGCTGGCCCATGAATGTTGCATACCGCAGGTTATAGAGGTTCGCCGATGCAAATGGGTCGGCCACTACACTCAGCTGGTTTCCAAGCTGGATGTCTTCGTTGACCTGGTCGCTCCCCTGCATCTGCCGCCCAAACTCCAGCACGTCGCCGTAATAGCTCCGCTCTACGATTCGCTCTGCAAATACGCTGGGGGCCGATTCGTCCGTGTCCTCCGCAAACCCGATCTTCCCGCTCCATTTCATCGGTTTGTTCCTCCATTTTGATTAGTTGCTACTAACCACAGGGCCAACCAAATCAGCCCTCGTCTGCCACAGCCGTGCAGGTGGTGACGGTGGTGCCGTCGGTCACGACCACACCGGCTGTCAGCAGGGCAATGGGCAGGTAGGTCTTGTCGGCAGCCACAACCAGCAGGCGGCCCAGTTTAAAGGCTTTCTCCACCTCCGCCTTCTTGGCTTTGGTCTTGTGGTCCTCGTCCTCATACAGGGCCTTGTCGGTGTGCAGGTAGGCAATGTAATTTGCCACGTGCAGGTCATAACCGGTCTCGTAGATGGTGTTCAGCATTTCTGGTTCTCCTTTCCGTCATCAGGCCGCAAACTCCACGGCAATGGCACTGTAGGGGGTGGTCAGTGCGCCGGAGCAGTGGGTCTCGATCAGGTACTTCATGGCGTTGAAGTCGATGTCGAAATCGTCGAACATGCTCACAGCGCCGCCCTTATCGGCACCCACGGTGTAGTCGGCCAGGTTCACGATCAGGCAGGCCAGGTCGCCGCCCTTGGCGCCTTTCATACCCTCCATGCGGGGCACGGTCACGATCTTTGCCACGCGCAGCTTCCGGGCCAGTGCAGCCTCGTCTGCATACAGCGGGTGGCCGATGGTGTCCTCCAGCAGCAGCATCTCGGTCAGGGCGTCCTCGCTCATAAAGGCGGTGGGGGTGCCGCTGCCCTTGTATTCCTTGCGGGAGCGGAGCACGGCCTTGATCAGCTCCTTATACTTCTCCTCCACGGTCTTGCCGGTGGCGGTCACCTGGGTCTTGATGGTAAACAGATCCTGATCGTTGTAGATGGGGCGGATGCAGTTCTCGTCGATCTTGTCCTCGCTGGCAGCGGGGCGGCCGTCGCCAAACAGGATGGCCAGTGCGATCTCCTCGTTCAGCTTGGCACGCATCTCCTGCTTCAGCCATGCCACCACGTCAAAGCTGGTGATGTCGATCACGTCATCGCGATCCATCTTCTGCTTCTTGTACACGGTGGTGGGGCTGGTGGAGCGGCGCAGCAGGCCAAACACCTGCTCTTTCTTAAAGTTGCCCTTGATGTAACCCTTGGCCCGGGCATCATCCTCGGTCAGGTCGGCAAACTGGCTCTTGAAGCGGCTGAAGGGGATGTGGTGTACGCCGCCCATTACGATGCCAACCCAGGTCTGGTCCCGGTCAATGATCTTGGGCGGGTTGTCCAGCACGTGATCCTCAGGGAACAGCCACTCCACATTGTCGATGCTGTGGGCCAGCTCGTCCGCATCCATGGCATCCTCAAAGGCCTGTTTCATGGTGCCGTGGCTCTTTGCCGTCTTCACGATGCCGTTGATCTCGTCGATGCTGTGCTTCAGCACGGTCTCGTGGGTGTCCTTATCAAAAACATTATGCTTCACGGTATCATCCTCCTCACCGTCGTCTTCGCCGTCACCGCCCTCGGCCTCTTCCATCGCAAGGCCAACCAGAGCGTGGCAGCACTCTTTCTGCTCGTCGGTCATGCTGTTGTACACGTCTTTGAGCGTCTTACCGTTGGTTTCTTTCTCAGCCATTTTGGCTTCCTCCTGTGTTTTGCCGCCATCGGCGCTGTGGTCCAGCTCCTCCAGCGGGTTGCCGTTCGGGTCCATGCCGTGGGTCAGGCTCAGGCCCGGATCGTTGTAGATAAACACCTCGCCGTCATAATCCTCGTCGGCCGAGTGCTTCACTACCTCGTCGATCATTGCGCCCGGGTTGCATCCTGCCAGCACAAGGCTCACTTCCTGGATGCAGCCGTGGGTCACGGTTCGTCCTGCCTTCTTCACGTTCGCAAAGATCGAAAAGGCAGTCAGGTCGCCGCTTTCCACGCACTTTCTGGCCGTCCGGCCGGTGTCCGTGTCGTTGAACTTGGCGTAGCAGTACACGCCGCCGGGGCGGTTTTCCAGCAGGCAGTGGCCGATCACGCTGCCGATGTCGCCGTGGTCGTGGTTGTACACCATCGGCACCACGCGGCCGTCGCACTCTTTGAATGCGTCCTGCGCAATGGTCAGCCCGTCGTAGCAGCGGGTGTTCGCTTTGGTCGCCCAGCCGCTGCAATCGTAGTCGAATTTAGCCATTTTGATTTGCAAAGCTCCTTTCTGCGGCCTCTTTCCCATTCACGATGGTCTGGTTCTGGGCCGCAATTTCTTCTTTGGAGGCCGAAATGTTCGAGTTTCGCAGCTCGTCCGCTTTCGGGTCTTTCGAGGGCTTCATCCCGATCACCTGTCGGAACTCGTTGCTCGTCATGATCTCGTTGCGGGTAAACTTGTCGGCCATCTCCGCTACCATGGAAACAGGTGCCAGCTTGAACGGGTCGCGGAAGAACAGGATACTCTCCCGGTCCTCTTCCCGCTGTTCTTTGGTCAGAAACTTTCGTCTCATCTCGTCCACGGCAGCCGCCACCAAAGGCTCGATGGTACGGTTTTCGTAGTTGGTCATCACCTTGTCGTCTGCAGTACCGTTCATGATCTCCGGCGTGATTCCCAACTGACTGTGTGCCATGTTCGTCAGGTATTCCACGCTTTTCAGAAGGTTGTTTTCGAGTGAGCGATTCAACTGCGTAATGTGTTCCGTGCCATCGGTGTAGGCGATGCCGTATTTCGAGCCTGCCAGCTGGTCTTCCACTTCCTTGCGGCGCTGCAGGGCCTGCTGTTTCCGGGCCTCGCTCTTCACCACATAGGGCAGTTGGATGATCAGATCCAGCTTGCCACTGCCCACCTGTTCGTCGATGATATCCATCAGGTTCAGCTTGCGGATGAGCCGCTGGATGGTGCCGTTGGGCTCGTTCATCACGGCGTAGAACGGATTCTCGATCAGGGCTACCCGGCTTTTCGGCAGGGTGATCTCCTCCCGCTGGCCCGTTCGGTCGTTGTACAGTTCCAGCCGCACATCGTCCGGGTACCATTCTTTCACCTTGCCCACCCGCATGGATTCGATGCTTTCCTCGCCTGTCCGCACATCCACATCCACGTCCACGGGCACCAGCGCGATCACGCCCTCGTCAAGCACCGAGAGGAACATGTCGTACCGCAGCGCCCGCCCGGTCTGGTCTTTGTTGGCGGAGAGGTTCAGGCAAACATTAAGGCCCGAATCAACGGTTTCGCTGTAGCGTCCGTTTTCATCGAGCCTTACGTGATTGATGGTAATGGAAGCCGCATCCATCGCAATGCGGCTGAGGATGGCGGTCAGGATGGTGCGGTCATTCCCGCGGTTCAACCGTACCCGGTCGGGCCGGTAGCTGTATCCGCCATAATAGCTTTTCCCGGGAGGGTCCCGGTTCAAAAATGCATTCCAGGCGTGTCGCAGTCTGGAGCCAAAGGTCTGTGATGCCATTTTGAATTTCCTCCAGACTTACGCTTCGTCTTTCTTGTCGTCTTTCTTTTGCTGTTGTTGGCTTCCAGCGCTGCCATTCACCATGGCATTCGCCAGCTCCGGGTTACCCATCACATCGGTGATAAACCGCTTTGCACCGTAGCTCATCACGCCTGCGGTCGCCTTGGTCAGCACCTGCTTCCCGGCGTCCTGCATCACACTCTTCACAAAGGTCTGCCCGCCGTTCACATCTTTCCGCAGCTGCTTCACGTCCCGCTGGAGCTGCAGCCGCTCTTTCTCAGCCTTCAGCTCTTTGTTGGGGTCATCGGCCCGGATATTGCTCTGCCCCTGCAAGTCACGGTATTGCTTTTCCATCTGCAAACGGTTGATGCGGCTGCGCAGCTCATCGTCCGTGTAGTCCTCGGCGTTCTTACCGCTTCGCTTCGGGGCGTATTCGGTTTTCGGCTGCTGCGCATCCTCGCCAGCATTCCCATCCCCGGCATAGTGCTTCTTGCCCGCGGCCGTCAGGGTGCCGTCCTTGTTCTGGTACCGCCGCACGCCCCACTTCATGCCCTTGATGCCCCAGTGGCACAGCTCGTCCTTGTATACCTGCATATCCTTATCACCTCACCCTCTTATACGTTGATTTCAAAAGCCGCTCCACGGTCATCCGGCCTTTTTCCAGTCGGTGTTTCATCCGGGAGGCCCTGGTTTTTGCGTTATAACGTTTTTTGGCCGCATTCATCCGTTTCTTTTTCGCTTTACGGGTCTCGTTTGCGGCTTTTTCTCTGCGGTATTCTGCATCCCGCAATTTGTCTGCTACGTCACGCGTCACATACTTCTTCCGGGTCTGGAGCTTTCCGTCTTTATCGGTGTACTGTTCCATAGCGTAGTTTGCTGTTCTTCCGTTCGGATGCTTCTCGCGCCCGTATTCGCCCGTCAACTTTTTCTTTCCGCTGTGGATGTAAGCTGCATAATCCTCTTTCGAGTAAAAGTAGCGGTACACATTCTGCCCATTCTTCGTTCCCGTCTGAACACGCATGTAATACCGATGCTCTTTCTTCGCGCTGCCTTTCCGGCTGTTGCCGAACAACCCATGCGCGATATAATCCCACCAGTCATTCTTTCTGTAGTAGTCCAACTTCTCGTTTCACCTCTTTTACGTTTTACAATACCTAACTGCTGTGCTATACTCTTCTTGACGATTATCTTTTCGACGAAGAGGAGTTCTTATGGAAATTGTCGTTTGCCCTAATTGTGGTTCGCCCATTGATATCCCTAAAAGCATGCCAGTCACTATCACCTGTAAGAAATGTGGTGAATCATTTGGCGTTGAATACGATCCTTCCGAATTCGGAATTTGGGGCAAAGCCAAAATCAAATACAACGATTTTTCGGTAAAACATCCTAAAATCCTAAAAACAGTGAAAGCCGTAGGTGCTATTGTGGCTGTCGCCGGAGCAGCTTATCTGCTCCATCGGCCCGACGAAAACACAACCGCTATCGACTCTACCGCTTCATCTGATCCAGAGGAGTCTAGTGTTCCTATCTCATCAGGAGATAGCTATGATGACTCTGACTATGATGAGGAAGACGATTATTCTCTCAATGGCTGCTGTCGAACTTGCGGTGCGTCTCTCGATGACGCTTTCTACACCATGCCATGGGAAGACGACGATAATGAATACGGTTACTGGACTTGCCGCAGATGTCACGCAAAGAATTATGATTGGGATAGCGGCGATGATTGATCACTCAAACGCATCCCGGTTCTGTTTCCAGGCCACGTAAGCGTCCATCATGGCAGCCACGGCGTCGATCTTCTGATCCTGCCGCTGTTTGTAGAGCTTGCGGTTGCCGTTGGTGTCTACCAGTGTGATGCAGTTGCCCATGGCAAATTGCATCAGCTGCTCGTCAAAGATCAGCTTCCGCTGTTCGCTCAGTTTCTTCAGCTCTCCCAGCGGTACGCTCTCAGTCTTGGCGCCCTGGATCACTTTCGTGATACCAAAGGTGCCATTCTCGATGCCCCACCGCTCCACAAACTCTTTTGCGTTGTATGGGTCGTAGCCAAAGGCCCGCACGTCGTATTCGTTCTGCTGGATAAAGTTGTCCAGGTCGTCATACACCTGCATCATGTCCAGCACGGTGCCATCAAAGACGAACAGCGTTCCCTCCTGCATAAACTGCTCATACTGCTGCCGTCGGCTCACGGGCAGCTGGCTCAGGGTATAGCTGGTAATGTAGTCCCGCGTCTTTACCCCAAAATATCCGTTTGTCAACGGGAACAGAAAGGTAAAAGCACAGAAGTCGTCCCCCATGCTAAGGTCGGCTCCCATGGCGCAGGGCATCTGCCAGTAATCCCGGTGGCGGTGACACAGCGTTTCCTCGTATGGGAAGAAATAGGTGTATCCCTCCATCGGCAGATTGAAGCGCTTTGCCAGAATATCATTCCGTGCGCTGGGCGATTTCTCGGCACGTTCCACGTCCAGTTGGTAGGTCTCGTAGCTCACGGTCTTGCCCAGGTTTGGGTTGGCCTTCAGCCACATTTCCGGCTGGCCCACCTCGTCCAGGGAGTCCAGCTTGTAGTACCAGATGGACACGTGCGGATTGATGTACTCCCCTTTCAGGATCTGCATCAATTCCATTTTGATGTCGTCGCCGCAGCCATTGCGCACGGTGCCCTCGGAGGAAGCCGCCACAATGAGATAGTTCTCGTTCTTGGCCGCGCCCTGCTCAATGGCACCAATGGGGTCCTCCCGGATGTCACAGCTCAGCCACTCGTCCACGGTCGCCACCGTGTCACGCCGTCCCTGCAGCTTTTCAATGGTCATGGGCCGCACTTCCAGCAGGCTGTTGGTCAAAAAGTTCTCGATGCCTTTCTTGGTGCTGGCCATCTTCACCCGGTCGGCTTTGCTGCCGGTGGTGTTCTGCAGGCTGCCCTCCGTCATAAACTTCATCACGGGGCCTTTGGCTCGTGCTAAAGCTGTGCGGAATGGTGCCAGCACCTCCTCGGCCTGCTTCATGGTCGGTGCCGTGGTCAGCTGCTGGGTGGTGTTGGTGTTCGCGGTCATGAAGTAGGCCTGCAAAAACTCCAGATACATGGTCTTTGCGGCCGCGCGGGTAATGATGAGGTATTGCTTCTGGATCAGCCGCTTCTTGATCCGTTTCGTCTCGTAGTGCCCGCCGCCTCCGTGGGGGTTCGGCACAAACACACTGCGCTCCACAAAGTAATACCAGCCAAAGATCTCCTCGGCCCACAGCTTAAAGCTGTCCAGCATCTTCACGTCGCCGCCATCGGTCAAGGTCAGTTCATCCTCACAAAACGCGATAAAGCCGTTCACCGCCTTGTCGTCGTACCAGATGCCGGGGTTTGCAATGAGATCGTCAATGCGGTTCATCTCCATGGAGATTTCCCTACAAACCGGGATCTCGCCACGCATCACGGCCTCCCGAAACCGGCCGTAGTAGATTGGCGTGGCCGTGTTCGAGAGCGCCATTTTTTCTTCTCCTTACTGTTTCGCCTGATAATACGGCTTGCTTTCTAATGCAAAGCACAAACTGCTGTTCGGGCAGCGCATGGTTCCGTGTTTAGTACAACTTTTGCAGAGCGCATACGGGTTTTCCGGGCGCTCTACTTTCTTTTGATGCTCCATTGCCCAGTCATGCACGACTTTCAGAAGACTCATGCATTTTCCTCCGGCTTATCATGCTCCACGTTCAACCGCCACTCCATCTCGGAGGCGGTATTTTTCAGCGCTTCCATGGTGGTGCTGCTCTGTGGCACGTCAAAGCCCAGCAACCGCACTTTTACTGCTGCATACGCCTTGACGGCTGCCGCTTTTATCGGGTCCGGCAGAAACTGTTCCCACGTCTCCCCGGTTCCCGTGATGAAGAACCCCTCTTTGGGCCCTACCCCCATCTGGGTCAGTACCAGAAACACGCTGTTCAGGTACATCACAATGTCCGGGTCAAAGTCCGTGCACTCTTCAGCCACGCCCAGCAGCTTTTTCACACTGGTCAGGATACTCTCGCTCATTTTGATGTACCTCCCATGACTTTTTCTCTTCATTCCACTTGTCAATTGCACTGCTAAGAGCATTGGCTGCGGATACCATACTTTTCAGCTTTTCAAGTTCATGGGCTGTGGTATCTGCTTTCCGTACCGCAATATGCTCTCCTGCTGCTTTTACACTTTCAGCATTTTTTGCAGTATTCATGTAAGTCATTTCAGCATCTGTTTCAAAGGTAGTCTCGCGCTGGATTGATGACTGCACGGCATCAGCCATCCTTAATTGAAAGTCATAGTCATAAAACCCGGGGTCAACGCTATGAACCTTGGAAACAAGATAACCCTGTACGGGCCTCTCATGTGGTACACGCCAATCCTTGCTGATGCCCGTTCCGGCAATCGAAACGTTCGCCCACAGCAGGCATTCGTCCAGCTTTGTCAGTGCCAGGCCTCTTTCCATGCTCGGGTTCAACTGCCGGAGCATCACTTCGGCCTCTTCCAGCTTTTTCCTCAGGAGGGCACTGTAATCCTGCTCCCGGGTGGTAAACGCTTTCTTCGGATACATTTTCGTTTTCCTCCACAACTTCCCAGTCATCGCAACACATCTGGCACAGGTTCATACCAAAGTCGCTCACTTCCCGGAAGTTAATGTCATTTCCTTGTGCCGTGTGGATAATAAGCTCTCCCCCGGCAATTCGCCAGTAGCCTTTCCAGTGGTGCCGCCTTACTTTCAGGCCCTGCTTCATGCTGATCCATGCACTCGTCCAGTTCATATTACTTCCTCCACGGGCAGGTGTCGCCCGGTTTTCGCTCTCCATCCGGAAGATGCGGCTTTTTCCCTGTCCCGTAATGGATGGCCTTATGTGTCACCGCCGAAACACAAATGGCGTTCTCCGGGTCCAGCAGTTTGTCGCTGTGCCGGATCACATCTTCTTTCGTGATCGGATTCAAATGGTGGATGCTGATGCGTGGCCGCACGGGTCTTCCATCCCGCAGCACCCAGTCTGTGATGGGATGGTCTTTGCATCCCAGGTCGCAGCCATTGTCCCGTGCAATGATCCTGTCCCGGAACTGCCGCCACTCTCTCGATTGGTAGAAATCCTGGTTCAGCCATCGGTCAAACCCAAAGGTGTCTCTCCCTACTTCCCCGTGCAGCTGCAAATACGCCAGCCGCTCCTCGTAGGTCGGCAGTTGGCAGAGCTCAGTGTAGGTTTTCATCGCTGTCACCCGATTATCCCTTTCTCATGCAGCAGTTCGTACAAAAGTAGCATTACGCACAATAGGAATACAGGCATTCCGGATACTGAAAAAGTCTCCATGGTGAAACTCTCGGTGTGTTTTTCAGCCCATATCCTTAAAGAAAGATCCGTAATCAAACCACTTATCCTCAAGAATATTGCCGATAATTTTCACTGTTTCACCCAATCCCTTTGATGCTACACGGACATATTTCCCCTTCATGCCCTCATATGTACTACAGCCAACCGTATCCATAATCCGCATGATGGCCTCAATGCCGGAAGCATAACCTTCAAAGTTTTTTGCTCCAACATATCCTTTGCCAAGAACGTAGCCACCATAGCAACAGCAAGGGCCATGGCCATCAAGACTCAGATAAGAAACAAGGCAAGCATGGTCTTCCATGCTAAGAGACACATTCTTGATTTCTGCATTCCAAATTTCGTATCCTTCAGCCTCAAGCTGCTCTTTTGTCCATTTCTTCATATATTTACCTCACAAAACGGCACTTTTATAAAGATTTATTTTTCCTCTCTATTCGCAAAAGAACAAAGACCCGAAAATAATAGCCAAGACCGTAATCCCGGCAAAAATAAAACTATCCAAAGTCATCCTCTCCGACACCGTTGTACTTTGCCATAGCTTTCAGTACGTGTTCGTACATTTCCTTGCTGTCCTTGGCAGATTCCAGCGTCTCGGTCTTGGCACGCAGCAATTTGTTCTCTTCTTCCAGCTTCTTTTTCTCAAGGTCTGCTTTCATGGTCGCCAGTTTCAGGAAATGCGTTGTTTCTGCACTGGAGGCAGTTCCCTCCCGCAGCCGCTTTTCCACCAGCGTCATGGCAAGGTTTATCATATATTGCTCTTGTGCTTCCGGGGTCGAGGCAGGCCGGGCCGAAGCCGCAGCCATCTCCCCTGGCGCGTTTTTCTTCGGCCGCATTCTTACCGTCCTCTTTTCTTTTGTTAATGTATTTGCTTTTGCAAGGGTTCATGGGAGGCGCATAAAGTACCTGTGGCCTGCTCTTGAAAGGAGAAGAAAGATGTACAATTTTGGAGGTTGAACATCATGTGGTGAACCCGAAATCCGTGTCATAGGAGGAAACGTTTTTCTACGGTGGTGTCTTCTCCCATGAGCCCTTGCAAAAACCGCCGAAGCATAGTCTACACCCCACACCTCGGCGATATTCTTTGTTATTGATAAAGCCCAAATATCAATTTTCCCTCCGGGGAAATATCAAAGACCGGCGCGATTTGAGAGGGGGTG